GTTGGCTCAATTGGTCCCACTGCTGAAGCATGATCATCTTGAATACAAGCCGCTTGATATGTGAATGATCCCATTAAACGCCCATTATCTAAAGAAATCTCTAGACTCTCAAGAACGCAACCATACGCATAACTTCTAAAATCAACTCCATCTACTCGGAAAGTTAAAGAGTGAGTTTTATCACCTGTAAAAGTTCTTGATCCAGGATAGAAAACTTGGGTTCCTCTAATTGTAGGAGTTCCTGTAAATCCTGCTGAAAAAGCTGGTGATACTGTTATATCAGTTCCACTTACTTCAGTAATAGCGGAATACTCTGCTTTTCCATTGATCGAGCAGCTTAACAAAGTCCCTACATCTGAAGCTGTTAATCCTGCTACATCAAAATTATTTGCATCTGTAATACTAGTAACTGAAGCTGAAGTAAGAGCTGAAGTAGTAGAAAGTAATCCAGCTCCTAAAAGATAGCCTAAGTAATTAGCATCATATGAATTAGCAGCTGCTCCTATAGTTGTTAAATCTAGAGTAATCTGTACTTGTCCAGTTCTTCTTCTTACTCGATCTCCAGAAGAGTTATAAACTGTATCCGGCTCAGGAGGTAGGAAATAGGAACCATCTCGAGCATCATTTCTCTCTGATGCTACAGGCTCTCCATAGATTAAAATTGGATCCATCTCGCAAGGAATAGAAATATAAGCTCCTGCTGGAGTTGGTAAATTAGTAGAAGTTGATAAACTTCCAAATAGAGTTTCTATAGCTACTCCTATAGTTCTGTGTGTAACAGCCATAATTAAGTCTCCAAATATAGCAAGTCAAAAGGTACGATTAAAACATGAGCTACTATAACTCCATTGATATCAGTTATCTCTTCAAGTCTAGACTGTCCAGGGATTACAGATACAATTCCTGTTTCGTTAAAATTATATTGCGGACCTTTAATTTTATCAATGATCTTACTTGCATCTTCATTCATCATTCTTACTCTAAAGCCTGCTTCCTTTGGGATAGAGTATCTAACTTGAATTTCGATGCTTGTTCTTTTTCTTCCAGAAAGTCCAGCTGATCCATCATCTTCAGCTAGTGTTATTTGCTCTAAAGTAAATTGTCTTTGAGCTTCATATCTATCATTTAAATTTGTAACTAATCCTGATCCATCATCTATAGAAATGAATCCTTGATGAGTGTCTGTTTTAGGATCAATTTCTTGAATCATGTTTTTTATATAGTTCAAAGCTTCAAAGATTCCTCTAGACATTATCTCTTACTCCTAAGCTTATTCCCAATATCAAAAGCTACTGCATCTACAAGGATATCAACTTCTTTTTTAGTTAATCCTATGTATTCTCGCTTTCTATTTACATCATATCCATAATGCCTAACATGTTTACTTAATCCAATTTTGAAGCCTGAAGCTTTAGCCTCCAATACTATTAAATTATTCATCAATTGACCTGATAGGACTAAATCAACTTCAGCAGATACTCCTCTGCCCCTTGTTCTTTTCCTAGACTCTTCTTTATATTGTCGATATCCATCTTGATAAAAAACACTCTTTCCACTTCTGGACTTCCTTCCCCCTTTAGGTTTAAGCCTAGCCCCCTTGTATGGCACATAAAGCGGCTCTTGTGAATATTCATCGAACTTCTTTCCATTTGCATCAATACCTTTTGAAGTTCTAAGCTTGATACTTGCAAGTGTATTAGAAGCTAAAGCTGCTGAATCTGAAGCGGTCCATACAGAAGCAGGAAGATTTAAATTTACTTTAACAGCCATAATTTTAATGTCTCATTGCTCTAGAAGGTTGAAAAGTCTTTTCGTAGTCTGAAGCAGTGTATCCACTCCAGGAAGCTCGGAAATCTGTTCTCTTTCCTCCTGCCTTCTCTACATCTATTTCTCCATCATCTATTACACCATCTCCGTTTAAATCTATATCTACTGATCTAAGAGCTAAATCTAAGAGCTCTAAACATCTATTTCTCATGCTTTCAGCAATATCTAATTGAAGATTCATTTCATAGATTTGAGCTGCTGCACAATAGCAATGACACAAAAGGAAATCAGAAGCATTAAATATTTCATCTTCAGTTATGGAGCTTGAAGATAATCTATTTCTAAGCATTAAAGAGAGCTCTTCTAAACTCGCTTGAATTTGAGGAGTAAAATCTGATTGTCTACGAGGTACTAAATCCGCAAGCGTAGCAAATCTATTCACTAATTCATCATGATCTAATCCAGTGTTGAAGGGTCTAGGAGTAACTTTTATTACTCCTTTCTCAATCTTGTTTTGAGTCTGTTGACCTAAATCAGATACAAAATTTATTTCATATTGAAAAGTCCCACTTGTAGAAGTCACATTAGAAGATGATGCTGTATAATACCAAAGAGCGAATTCTAAAGAAGCTGGAGAAGTCAAGTCTACTTCTCTAGGCAAGGGATCAGCTAATATAGCTGAAGTTCCTACTATTCGAATTACTTTAACAGAATAGTAAGTATCTCCATCTGTTTTAAAGAATGCTCTTACTTGATCTTTTTCTAGTGAAGTAGAAGAAGCAATAGTAAGAGTTCTTCTATCATTAGCAATAGCAGAAACTGAAATATCAGCTCTTGATTGAGTCAAATTACTTGTAACTGTCGATGAAGCTTTAATAGTTATGGAAGGATTTCCAGAAACAGGAGCTGGACTATTCCACTCAAAAAGATAATCCTTGTTTGTTATTGCTTTTCTCATTTTCTTCTTCCTCCATCGTTAGCTTTTTTTATATCTGATTTAGTAGCTTTTTGTAAATTAGCAGCTTGTATAAATCCATCAGTAACAGGACTCCAAGAATGCCTACAATTATAGCCTCCCCCTGCTGTTCTCACAGATAAACCTTGCCCATTATTTAATTGTTTCATTTGGCTATCTGTAATTACTTTATTTACTAAAGGCCTGCAAAAAGATCTAGTTAAACCGTCTATCGGTCCCGTATATAAGTAATTAGTAATTCCTGCTGCTTCAGATATGGAAGCTGTTACTGATCTTCCATAAATACTAATCTGTGTATTTATTTCTGTAAGTTGTCTTCCTTCAGCGCTCTCTAAATTTTGAGCAAGTGAAGTCATGGCTTGATTTACAGGAACTTCTAAAACTAAATTATTAAGAGCTTCTCTTACTCCTGAAGTAACTTTGGGAAGTATCAAATCATCAAATATTCTTTGAGTTGCTGCTTTCTTCATCATATCTATAATCATAGATTGATTTGGGGATACTGCTAATCTAGCATCTATTATAGTAGCAGTAGCTTGAGCAGCTTGATTTATATTTTCTGTTTGTTCTACAAACTCATCTATTGAAGAAGCATATCCCCCCTCAATAGCTAAATCTGTTAATTCTGAATTTGTTAGATTCATTAAATTTAAAGGATTGCTAGATTGAGCAACACCTTTAAAATTTCTTAAGAAGTCTTTCCTTGATCTTTCAAGGGACTTCTTCATTTTGGCTTCTGCTTTTATTTGAGTTTTTAATTCATGTATTTTAGCTTTTGTTAAATCTGCTCTAATTCCTGTTTGAGTTTCCAATTGTTTTTCTAATTCAGCTACTGCTTTTTTATCAGCTTCTGATTCAGACAATAGATTAACTTCAGGATGATTAGAGCACATAATTAAACTTTAAATACAAGCTGTAACAATGAAGCCTAAAGAAGTATCTACTGCTTTAAAGATATGTTGCTCTTCAACCCATACAGTACGACGTACTGAGTCAGGTGAGTCAAACTGACTCGCAAACATAGATCTATATTCAAAATTCAAAGCCGCTCTTGGGACTGCGTCTACATCTCCCGACTTTTTAACAGAAGATTCAGAATTTTTAAGGATTCCACAGAAGATAGTTGCATCATTCCAGATCTGACCATCTGTAAAAGTTTGACCAGGATTAGAAGTTGTCGCTCTTGCTGATCCAATATAAACATTAGGAATACTTAATTGATCTTTAATAACAGATACTACAGCATCATCATTTAATACATAGTCTCCACCGCCTGCAATACCTGAAGCTCCTCCAGTTGTTACAAGATACTTTCTGAATTCTGGACTTCTTGCCAAAGCTCGAGCGGTGCCACGTCCTAAAATCATTGTATCGGGAGCGATTCCATGAGCATTTACAAAAACTTGCTCTTTTAAAATATCAAGTCCTGATAAAGCATTAGTCCCTGCTGCGTCTACTTTACCTCCAAAAAGATTAGTGGCTGTATCTGTATTAGTAAAGACTGCAGTATTAAAAAGAAGATCAGCAGCTCGTTTTTCTTTATTTAGTAAAAGAGCTCTACGTACTCGCATAGCTGCTCTTTGTTCTTCATTACCTGGATATTGTGAATCTAGGATATCCTCCATAGCAATAGAAGCCTGAAGAGAATAAGTTTCTGCTCTAAAGACTAAACTTGATCGATCCCCATCATTTAATTCAACGCGTCCCGCTCCTGGAGCTCTTCGAAAGTCTAAGTTATTCGCTCCCATGAAAGCGGGAGTAGATTCTATAAATAAAGTTCCGCTTCTTTCAGGAATTTTGATATTATCAAATACTTGATGAGCGATTAACTGACTTTCAGGGGGGATAGCTTGCGCTACTAATCCGGTTAAAATAGTATCGACTGGATGAATATTTCTATATGTACTATTCATAATTTACTCCTTAAATTACTGTTGAAGGACGGCTAAAAGTAACTTGAATTTGATCACCGTCTACAGCAGATACTTGATTGATATTAGGAACAGCTGCACAAACTGGATAATCTCCCGCTACTGCTGCTTGAACTTTTCCTCCCGCCATAACAGCAAGAAGAGGAGTAGTAGCAAAATTAGTAATTGTAGCTCCTGCAATTACTGTAACTTCTCCATCAAATTGAACAGTGATATATTCTCCAGCGTCTCCACCATTAAGAGCGACTCCTAAAGTAGCGCTTGAAGTAGGATCAGTTGCTGGAGAAACTTTTCCTGCTGTATCAAATTTCACTAGCTGATATTGTGTAATTGTGCTTGCTGCTAGAAATGATTTACTATTGCTTGTATCAATACTACTCATTATAGAACTCCGTTTATTGCTTTGTTGTAAAATTCAGTATTTTGCTCTCTAAATAAATTAAGAGCTTCTGAATATGAAATAGATTTCTCTTCACATAGTTTTTTAATCTTCTGATCTAAAGAAGCTCGATTAACCTCTTGACCACTTGAAGAGTGACCTACTGTCTTAAGATTAACTTGACTGTTAGAAGGTCGATCATTGAACATATTCCAGAAAGACGGCTGAAGATCTTTCATATTAAAAGCATCTCGAGCATAAGTTTCTTCAGCTGGTGTAATCTTGCCTTCAGAAAGAAGAACATTTACAGCTTCTTTACACTTAATTTCATTATTCTCTTTAGTGAGTTTAGAAACAGTTTCTTTAAGAAGTGTAATCTCAGAAAGTAGATTCGATGATTCAGATAGTTTTTTATGCTTCTCTTCATCTTCCATCATTTTCTTTTTCTTCTCTTCTTCGTCATGCTCTTTCATTTTTTCAGCTTCATCTTTTTCAGCTTTCTTTTCAGAATCATAATGATCATTCATCTTTTCTTTATCATCATGCTCAGCATTTAAAGAAGCTTCTGATTCAGCTTTCATTTCTGCAATTTGCTTCTGAAGTTCTAAAACCATAGCTTTAAGAGCTTCGTTGCCTAGCTCTTCTAGTTTATCATTCTCATTCATTTGATGCTCCTTAGCACTTTCTGAGAGTGTTATAGAATCAATTTTGTTGTGACTTTGAGCCGGTCTAGGAGTAAGAGTAATAGCTAATAATTGAGCATCTCCTATTTTATCTCCCCCGTCTCTAGAGTAGACTTCCCCGTCTATATATTCTGGAGAACTCCATAAAATACCCCCTGCGTTCTTGACTACTTCAAGCCCTCTTTCATTATAAGCAGGAATAGCATAAAGACCATCTTCCCGAAGTTCTAAATCTAGAATCAAGCCTAAGCTGTTTCCACTCTCAGGAGGAGCGGGAGCGCCTCCATTAAAAGGACTTGTTGCATGTTGCCAATCAATGATTACAGGATCTTGTATTTGTCTTTCTTTGAATACTCTTACTAGTTCTTGAAGTAAATCAGAAGAGATTTCTCTTCCTACTTTTTCTCCATTCATTCTACTCGAAACTTGACCTAGTGAGAGAGTTTTAAAAGCTTTTCCAATTTGAAGCCCATCTGGAATATTATAATTAGAGTTAGCATCTAATTGAATGGCTTCTCCATATGCTCTAAGACTTTGAGCTTTATCATCTGCTTTCTTCATTTGATTTACCTTTGTTTTACTCCATGTATAAGCAGAATCTCCTCCCCATAAATCCCATGCTTGCCTCCCTTTTCCGTAATCATCCCAAGTCGAGCCTTTCTTATCTACTTCATGTCTTTGAAAGTATGCAAGCATTCTTTTAACAGTCTGAGGACTTAATCTTTTACGATTAACTAAATCACGCGCTCGAGCTAATCCAACTTCAGTACCTCCCCTTTGTGAAGGAGGTTTTTTACTGCGAATTCTTAAAGCTCTTTCAGCTGCTTCAGCTGCTGCTTTAGGAGGGATAAAATCAATGTGAGAATATCGATCAGGTATATTAAGGAGTTCTGCTTTCTTTTCTGTTTTCTGAGGATGGCCTTTAGGAAGTAGATCTAAATCAGTATTATAAGCTTTCTTTCTTTCTCCTGTTCCTGCTAACTTAAGAAAAGCTTTTACTCGAGCTAAAGCCCATTGTTCTCTTGAAGTCACATTAGGCCTATGTGAAGAACTAAAGGCCCCTGCTCCCCTTCTATAGACTGCTTTGAGCATTCCAAGATCTACTCTTTTAGATTGAGCTTTATACTTTTCATTATGCTCATCTCTCATATTAGAAAGAGCTTTTTCAGTAGCTTCAGATATTTTAATATCTCCCCTTGATCCAGAAGCTGATCCCGCGGGATTCTTTTTACTTCCTTTAATTCGATCTTTGGGGGGAGCTGGAGTCTGTGCTTTAGTTCTTTTCTTGATCTTCTTAACCATCTTTGGAAGCCTTCTTTCTTTGCTTAATAAGCTGTTCTGCTAATAAAGCAGCTCCTGAAGATTTGGAATTAGAAGCGGCTCTTTCAAAGGATGATCTTTTAGAATCTTCTGGAAGTTCATTTAATCCGAAGAGATCTCTTAATACTTGCTCATCTGAATCAGTTGGAGTTAGTACACCACTTTGTACAAGTGTAGGAAGCATAGCTAATGATTCAGCTAAATGATCAGTATCTAATCCCGTATGAACTAATCTTGGGAGCTTGGATTGATCGATATAACCAAAGTTAAATTTTATCAATCTTCCTATAGTGCCTCCCCCTGGTCTATCTTTACCTGAAATTTGAGACGCTACAATATCACATAGATTGATAGCTGATCTTCTGAAGATAGATAAATGAACTTCTCCGACTGATCGAGCTCCTGTATCTGTGATTCCTAGATTAGTAAATTGAGTTAAGAATGCTTGTGATATTTGATTATCGCAGTATGTATTTGTATCTATGGGAGCTTGTGAATATGAATTAGATTGAGCTGCATAAGTATCAAATTTAATGACCTCATTCTCTATAAGATATTGTCTTTCCCCTGCTATGAGTGCTTGAGCTTGTACTTCTCCATCATCGATCATAGCGTCAATATCTCCGTCTGAATATCCCCCCAATTCAGCTGCTGCTCTATCTACTGTGATTCTAGGTGTAGGAACTGCATATCTATCTAAAGCTATGGCCATTAAATTACAAGATCTTTGCTTTAGTCTCCAAGCCCACCATACGCGCCTTAATAATCCTACACCTTCATAGTTATTACCTGTTCTATTCATTGTGAGCAGTAAAAGTTTATTAGATGGGATAGGCTCAGGAATAATATTTATCCCAACTGTATTTTGAAGGACTCCATCTAAAACTTGACCATCTCGAGAAAGCCAATCTGAATGGCTTGAAGGTTCTCTATCTGCATATACATCAAGCCAAATTCTAGAATTCCCATCTTTATCTGATCCTATTTTATAGCATTCCTCTGCATATCGATATCCGACGGGAATAAATTCTAAGAGATAGGCTAATTGTTCTTCAAAGCTTATTCTCATTTGTCCTGGATATCCATCAAACCCAAAGCATTCATTAGCATAATCAGCTAGTTTTTCAGAAGTAGGATCTCCTTCTATTCCCGGCTTAAATCTCCAAGTAGCACTTAATAAGGTTTGTTTTAAGATATACCAAGATTGTGCTACAATTGGATCAGTTCTTAGCATCTCTTCCGCTTCTTTGATCCAATTCAAGCCTATCAGATATCGATTCTGTTCATAGCCTGAAATCGTGCCCCCTGATAATTGTGTGCCTGATATACCATACTGTTTAAATTTGGGATATAAGGCGCGCATATGTCTAGGAGTATCTTTATATTTCATCTTGAAGGCCTGTAGAATTCTCTTTTACTAATGTATTATTACTATAACTTGTCTCATTGTCAATAAAGTCATTAGATAAAGTCTTAGCTATGTTTATGAATAGCTTTACAGACTCTATATAGAGATCATTCTCAAATTCTCTTTGGGGTCTAATTAGTAGATGCTTAGAGAGACTTGTTATAGTATCCGCTGTTTCTTTATTCATTAGAATGCTTACTCACTTGTTAAAGAGCTAGCAAAAGAATAAATAAATTTACTCTTATTCTCAGGCTCAAATAAAAAATTATGATGGAAATCATCTATAGCATCTACTATCAAATCCATTTCAGATATATCTTTATATATATCCATACTTTTTAAATTTGGTACTATGTCTAAATGTATTATTTTTTCAGCATCATAAATGACTCTGAGTGTTCTCATACAAAGCCCTATGATAAATTTATCATAAGTTTCACGTGGAACCATAAACTCTATATCTTCTATGCTCATATTAAAAACTCATCTTTCTTTTTCGAGTTTCGTTAGTTCTTACTGATCTTTTTCCTTTAGAGTAAACTCTATTAGATTCAGTCCAATGAAAAGTAATACAGTCATATCTAAGAGCGTCTAAAGGATCTTCCCGGCCGTCTTTTTTGGGTTGCTCTTTATTATCCCAAGCATAAGATAAAAGAGCTTTTCTAAGAGAATTCCCTATAGCCTTCTCTCCTTTATTCCATACTTCACGAGTGATCAGATACTTGTTAGAATGGAAGGCTCTTTTTAGTCTCTGTACTCCGTTTAAGATATCAGTCTTAACAGGATCAGTATTAGACCTTAATGCTATCCCTATCCCTCCTTCTTCAGGAGCTCTTCTTATCAACTTAAAAGCAGATATTCCTGTATGATCTGATCTAGCTCTTCCAGCTTTATCAGCTACTCCACTATCTAGCCAAATTCTTTTCCCTGCTGCGTTATGCTTTAATCCTCTTGGATAAGCTACTCTAAGAATCATCGATGATAATAATTCAATAGTTGTTTCTTGTGGATTGATCTCATGTATTATTACATCAGCTTCTCTTTGTGGATCATGTACGATAATTAAAACTGAAGGCTTCCTAAATCCCCAGTCGATTGATATTCTAGCAGTCATCGATTCATGATATACGAAGTCATCTATTACATGTCTTTCTGGATTGAACTCTGAATAAACTAATCCTGTAGGAGGCTTTGGCTTATTCATTACCATAGCTTCCCGCTCATCTTCTGGAAGAAGTTTAGTAGCCTCAAACCATCTATCTGAAAGATTATCTTGATTAACATATGATGAAAACAAAAGAGGAGGATATCCGGCTTCTTCTCCTAGCTTTACCCACCAAGCATCCACTACAGGCAATCCTACAAGGATCATGATTGGAGAAGGTCCGCTTCTCAATCTTCCTAAAGCCTTATGTGCTACCTCAGCAGTTAAAGTCTGACATTCATCTATCAATACTACTCCTGAAGTAATGTTTAAACCTTCAAGCGGATTATGTGTAGCTTCTCTCGTACCTGGTCTAAAGTATGATCTACAGAATACACTTGATCCTGTATGGGTATCTGTCCAGATTTTATTGCTATGATTATAAATCCAACCTATAGGAACTAGCCATTTTTCTATCTCTGGAAGCAAAACAGAATTATATCTTGGAGTCGTATCTGTAATCAAAAGGCTTGATGTTCCTGGTCTGATTTTAGCAATAGACCAAAGAGAAAAGATAAGAGCTGCTGTTTTACCTGATCCCCATCCACAACGCGCAGCAATTACTTCTTGTTCATTATCGATAGCTCTAATGATATGTCTCTGAAGCTTGTTTAATTTAATTGTCATGATTTACTATCTTGATGATTATTTAAATACATGTTACTATCCTTTTAATCACTCCTAAAAAGTGCGGTGTATGAAAAAGCCTATAGCTCACTCTATAGGCTTTTTTTATTGTAGAGTATCTTCATCTTCATAAATGACTTGAAACGATTCATTCAATTGAAACTCTGAAAACTCTAGTCTAGTCTCATTCATAATAGATCCTCTCATATCGTACTTAATCCAGCTTGGATCATTGATAAGAACGTATGTATTATGATCCTTAGCTATATCAGTGAAGTTATAATTAGGGTGATCTTCATCATTCAAATCAATCAGTATATCTTCTAAGAGCTCTTTAAAATCATCCACTGAATTTATAGAACCTACCCAGGATAGAAATATTCCAGAATGAACTTCTTCAATGATATAGATCAGATTATTAGTCTTATTTAATAATCTGTCTCCTATCTTATATCTTGGTTTTAAATCTATCGAGTACCTCATTTAATCCTCATCTTCTTCTCTTGATTGCTTTAGAAATTCAATTACTTCATTTGATCCATTTGATTTATTTACATTCAATTCAACTTCCCTCTTCAAGCTCCAATCTTCCGGATACTTTCTTTCTAATATCCAGGCGTTCGCCTTCCAATCTTTTTTCCCGTGCTCTTCTATTCTAGCTAATAGTCTAGCTTCTAACTGAAATCTGACTGCATTTATAGCTGTAGCGAATTCTGGATGTTTATTCATCCAGTTATAATAAGTTTTTCTATCTATACCCACATAACCACAAGCAGCAGTAATAGTTACTCCATTTGATAGTATCTCTACTAAAGTATCTAACATACCTTGATTGTATTTACTTTTATATTCTTTTTTTACTGTGGAATTTTGTTGATCAGTCATAGTCTAATCCTTGATCTTTTAATATATGTTGTTGATACTCAAGCCCTCTTAACTCAAGCTTAAGCTTACTTATCTTATATTCTAATGATTGCATAATTTGCGGCTCTATTCTATTGATTGATTGATTTACTCCCGCTTCAGATACTCTTTCTATAGTGCTTTGAACTATTGTTCTTAAGAATTGGCTTCTACTCA